CAGTAGAACACATAGGAGTAATACGCCCTGCTTGGTCACAAGAAGAAATCGATACGATTGTTAGTGAGTCAAAAGAAGCGACTTGGCGTACACGCGGCAATCCTGCAAAAGAATCGAAAGTTAGAGGCGAGGAAGAATTTCTACAAGAAGACTATGACTTAGAGAAGACTGGTTATGGTATTGATTACGTTGTCAGTAATCTTAATTGGGACGTTCCTCAAAACTTATTAGATATTGCAACTGCATTTGGATTAGATGACATGATGACTAGAGTTCATGTCCAGCATCCAGGTCAAGTGTGGAATCTACACATGGACAAGTTAGAGAAGTGGTGTCCGGAAGATCCAGACAAAGTAGAAAGATACATGATTCAATTAACTGACTGGGAACCAGGACAGTTTTGGGGTTACGGTAACTATAACTTTGCTCATTGGAAAGCAGGAGATGTTACTACATTCAAATGGCAAGACGTTCCTCATTGTACAGCAAACGCAGGACATCATCCACGAGTTACTTTACAAGTAACAGGTGTTCGTACAGAAAAATCAATAGAATTTATTAGTCAATTAAAAGCGAACTCTAACTACTAGATCGTTTATCAACGTCATCACATATAGATTTGGCTAGACTGCTACCGACATCCTTAAACATAAAAGGAAAAAATGCATGTACAAAAACAGCAAAGCTGGTAAGATACATGAGAGTGCCATATTTCAATGCACATACTAAATGCGTAAGGTAAGACTCTCCAAGAGAGTGAGGGTGTTCAGTAAACTTACTGAAAAATGTGTGGATTCTCTTTGCCATAGATTTTAATATATTTCCCAGCAACCATATCAGCGGCCGCTTCTATTGGTGAGCCTGGATAACTATCACCAGCTTTTATTAAATCTTTTTCACCTTGTCTGATGTGAACTAGTTCATGGAACACAGTTCGCATAATATCAATCAAGTTTCTATTACCATAGACCCAAATTTCATCAGAGCCTATTTCATGTTTACCTGTGTGATGACCTTCTTGTGCTTCTTCAGTATCATAACTGATTACAATTTTAGGCATGTTTTCAATCTGTAGACGTTTACCCATCCAATCAGCACCTTTCTGTGCTTCATCTTCTATGTTTAAACCATCGTCAAACATTTCATCCGATGCAGTTAATTCTTGTCTGGCTTTGTGTGCAGTTTTGGCGGCCTGTTTGGCATTGCGATAAATTTTACCTTTTTCGTCAACATCATATTGGTCGCTTTTAATCTTAGGAAGTCTGTTCTCTAAGTCTTGTAGTGGTGATTCTGTGATAAAGTCTATTGCTCTCATGTTATTATTTATCAAAAAATGCTTTTGGGAAATGTTTTACTTGACTTTGACCGCATTAAATATTATAATAAACAGTGAAAGACAACAGGCATAATGAACGAATTTACTACAATGAGAACGGCATGATAATCCCACACAGTGAAAAAGCAGAACATATTATATGGGAACTAGAACACGAAATGAATCACCCTAGAAATAGTGGTTATACAGGTTCTGATATGAAAAAACGTCTATGGGATATTAAAATGAAAGTAGACAAAGCATTAAAGAACGCTCCAGAATATCACGGAGATCCAGACTATCAAGCAGAATGGTTAGTTGAACGATTAAAAGGTAACGTATGAAGTTAGGTATTATCGGATCAGGATTTGTTGGGTCGGCAGTTAGTCATGGCTTCAGTGAAGACACTGAACAATTCATAGTAGACCCTAAGTTTAATGATAACACACTACAAGACTTAGTTAATCGGAATGCAGAAATAACATTCGTATGCGTCCCTACACCACAACAAGATACTCATATGGATGTAGATACTAGCATAGCACGTACAGTGTTACAAGAACTAAATGAGTTAGAATACAAAGGCGTTGTAGTAGTTAAATCTACTATCACTCCGCATCATCTAAAGCAGTTTAAGACACTTTACAGCAACTTACGACTAGTATATAACCCTGAGTTCTTAACTGAAGCAAATAGCAAACAAGAGTTTATTAATCCACATATGCAAATACTTGGTGGAGAATTACAAGACTGTATAGAAGTAGAACAAGCATATATCAATCACAGCAAAGTTAAAATTGTACCCACATTTAAGACAGACTTAACAAGTGCTAGTATGATCAAATACACAATTAACAGTTGGTTAGCAACGAAAGTATCATTCTTCAATGAGTTATTTCATCTGCACCAATCAAGCAATGCAGAGACATCATGGGAGCAGTTCACAGATATGTTGAAACGTGACCCAAGAGTAGGTGACAGTCATATGCAAGTCCCAGGACCAGATGGTCAATTCGGATTTGGAGGACATTGTTTACCTAAAGATACTAAAGCATTGCTATATTATTCTAAACTAGAGGGAGCACCTCTTTCTTTACTAGAACAAGTCATCAATCAGAATTCAAATCAACGTTCTGGGTAAATCTACGCAGAAATTGATTGACAAACCCGCATAGGTACGATATACTATGCACTTAAATTATATATTTCATAGGAGAAATCAATGTCAGGAAATGCAAAATACTTTAATCCAGAACAAGTCAATAAACTCAAGCAATTAGTCAACGAAGGCATGGCAGTCATGCAAGAAGTTGAAACACTTAACGGTGGTCTTAACGACACTGTAAAAGCAATTGCGGAAGAGTTAGAAATCAAATCTAGCATTCTAAAGAAAGCAATCAGAGTTGCACACAAAAGCAAACTTACTGATACAAATGCTGACCATGAACAACTAAACGATATATTGGAGACAGTTGGTAGAACTATTTAATGTCATACGTTGATGCAGTAAATGACAAAAGCAACGACAAGATTCATGTTGTAGAGCGAAACCTTGATGGTGAACGAGAGTTCAAAGAGTATCCTATAAATTACACTATGTACTTTGAGGATAACAAAGGCAAGTCGCATAGTATCTACGGTGATCGAGTTAGTCGTTTCTCTACCTTTAAGAAGGCAGAGTTCGAGCGAGAAAAACGGATGCATTCAGGTAAGAAATTATTTGAAAGCGATATTAATCCTGTCTTTCGTTGTCTTAGTGAGAACTATCTAAAGATAGATGCTCCGAAACTGCATACATGTTTTTTCGATATTGAAGTAGACTTTGATCCTGCAAAAGGATTCTCTCCTCCGAGTGATCCTTTCAATCCAGTTACTGCTGTCAGTCTATACTTAGACTGGCTCGATCAACTGATATGCTTGGCCGTTCCTCCCTCTCATATGACGTATGAGACTGCACAGGAGGCTATCAAAGACTTCCCAGATACTTTGTTATTTAGAACAGAGAAAGAATTGTTTGATGTGTTTTTTCAATTGATTGAAGATGCTGATGTGATGTCAGGTTGGAACTCAGAAGGATACGATATCCCCTACATGGTGAATCGTGTTACTCGTGTGATGTCGAAAGATGACACTCGTAAGTTCTGTTTGCTAGGTCAGTTTCCGAAGAAGCGAACATATGAACGATTCGGCAAAGAAGAAGAAACGTTTGACCTAGTAGGTCGTATTCATTTAGATTATCTTCAACTCTACAAGAAGTATAACTACGAATCTCGTCACAGTTATAAACTAGATGCGATTGGTGAGTTAGAAGTAGGCGAGAAGAAGACTGAGTACGAAGGTTCACTTGATCAGTTATACAACAAAGACTTTAAGAAGTTCATTGAGTATAACAGACAGGATACAATGCTACTCAAAAAACTAGATGACAAGTTGCAGTTTATGGAACTTGCTAATCAGATGGCACATGAGAATACTGTATTGCTTCCGACTGTGATGGGTTCTGTGGCTATGATTGAAATGGCTATTATGAACGAATCACATGAGCGAGGATTTGTTGTTCCTGACAAAAAACGTAAGAGCCGAGATGATGATGGACAAGGTCAAGCGGCTGGTGCATATGTTGCTACTCCTAAGAAAGGGTTGCATGACTGGATAGGCTCTATCGATATCAACTCGCTGTATCCTTCAGTGATACGAGCATTGAACATGGCGCCTGAAACGATTGTAGGTCAAGTGAAACATACATTGACTGATCAATACATGTTAGAAAAGGGCTTAGGTCTAGCACAGAAGAAATCTCGTTACAAGAAAGGCGATGCGTCTGTAGAAGGTCCTATCTTATGGGAAGG